GTTTTCATCACTATGTATCCAATTGTCGCGCTGCGGCGGAAACTGGGCCCTGTGCAAGCGCCGAAAGGTAAGCAGTTAACTTTTTGAAAATGATAGAAGAGGCTCCTAGTATAAATAAAAACCAACAAATCCGTTAAATACTAGTATAAACAATGAATCTACAAATGAACCAGAAAAATATTCTTGAGAGAAATAATTCTATAAAATGGCACCTTAGTTGGACCATTAAAGGCGGGAAAATCTGTAAAGGTAGAGAAAATCGGGCCCTAAGTTTTCCGTTCTCGGAAATGCTAACTGTTCTGGAAACTAGCTCATTTGTACCCAATTCTGTTGAGTGGATATTTTTTCGAAAAGTTCGTAAAAACTTCATTCATTTGTTAAACTTATTAAGAACTCATGCGAGTTATAGCTTAAAAACCTCTTTTATCAAGATTGACTTTCTACCTTGGTTGAAGACTCGTTTGTTTTCTTTTTCTGTTCCAACAATTGAACATCATTTGAGGAGAATTATCGAGAAGGCTTATCCATCAATGCGTGGTAAATTTCCTATTGAACAACCTGTCTCAAGGGAGGATGTGCTTAAAGAAGACTTGCTCACTCTGAAAGACCATTGTTTTCCGAAAGATACATTATTAGCTTGGGAGAGAATTGAAGCTGGAATTTATTGGGAAGCTGTTTATTCTGTTGTTGTTAATTTGTTCGGGATAAATGAGCATTTTAAGCGATTTTATTCAGTTCATTCTGTCTCGCAGGTTTTTGCAGAGCTACCGACGAATACGTCATCGGGTTACCCTTTGTTTAAACCAAAAGGCAGTGAGGAAGCAAGGCTCGACGTAGTTCAATTTGTAAATTCAATTTATGAATCTGTTTCTATAAGAGAAATGCTTTCTAAATTAATGTCGCAACCGGTTGTTATATTTCATCGTTTTACTACGAAATTGAAAACTCTTCGTGACTGGGGTTGGGATATTGATACCAAAATCAGACAAGTTTTCGGTGTGAGCTTTCGAATTATGGTTTTAGAGGGTCAAATTTTCGATAAATTTCTTTCATTCATCATGAAAAACGGAATTTGGCATTCTATTGGTATAAGGAGAACTGATGTTAACTCACGCGTCCTTGCGCTACGGTATATTGCACGGTCTACAAGGCGAATTGTAGTTTGCGGTGACATTAAAGGCATAGACAAAAATCTTTGTTCTTTCCTTATCCTGACGTTCTTTGCTGTTATGATGACATTGATACCTTTACGGCCAATAGAGTTTTCAATTCTATCATGCCTGGCTCTGTATCATGTAGTTACTCCTGTTTTACATGCTTCTGGCCTTCATATTACCTGCGGAGGCAATATTACGGGGTCAAAAATAACGGCATTGATGAATACATTTTGTTTATCAGTTGTGGTGTGTTACTTTTATATTTTAGTTTATAATCGTGCACCTATGAAGGATGAATATAATGTACTCGGAGACGACTTTATACTCGTTATTGAAGAGGTGGATCTAGAAAGGCTCTATCAAGTTTTTCACTCTTTTCATTTTACGTTAAATCGAAGTAAAACTAAGATCGTTTTCAATACTTTTAATGATTCTATAGATTACCTTGGTTTTTCGTGGAATTGGAGAGGTTTTCCTGATGCATCTGATAAATGGTGGATGGCACGTTGTATTTATCCGGAAAGATATGTCCTTGACCGTCATGGATTGATGGGACGTGCTTTCATACGACTCTGTTCAATCATTTTTCAAATTGACCGTGGAAAAGAAATCTATTATAGGTTACTTGATGTATTTCCTAAAAAGAGTCGGAAGTTAGTGGAGTTGGGTTATGATCCATTAATTGAATTTATCGATAAACAAGGGAAGACAAAACTTGGTAAAGTACCACTTTCTTTCTTAATGAGTAAAGGTTGGAGAGCTTACTAGGGGAAACACGAATAGTTAATTCCTAAGTATTTTGGTTTGATAATTAAAATTTGACATATAAACATGAAAATATTATCTAACGTTTTCCGACGAATTCCAAATCTACCGTATTTTGTGGTTAATAATACAAGAAAATTGGTTGAATTAGAATGGTCTGTTTACTTTGAATCTAGATTCATAAAAGAAGTACTTAGAGAAAGACTGGAAATTGATTCTTTTAGTTGGGATTTCAAGAAGACTCGAGAAATTTGCACTCTTTTAGGAGAAAAATTTTTACCGAAAAAGGTTATTTGCGAACATTTAAGTTCTATGTTGATTAATAATTTTATTATTATATATTCATTTATGTTGAATAATCCTGATGAGTTTTTAGATTTTACGATGTATAGAATGCAGAAAATTTTGATGCCAAAAATTCTTTATGATATATTAAAAATGGCTTTAGTTCATTTCCATAAACCGAAACGTATTGAAAAAGAAATTGTCTCATTTTATTTTACCAAAATAACTAATAAAACAGTTACTATGAAAGACAAAATTGGTTTTCCAAAATCTAAATTCGTTTTACAAGATGTATTAGGAGAAGTATCTACTTATAAAGTTTCTACAGAGAATTACCCTTTCTATAATCGTTCACAATTTATTGAAGCTTTATTAAATATAACACAAGCCTCAGAAGTCTTTTTCAGTTCATGTTCTGTATCTATTTCAAATTATGAAGAATTTACGCAATGTGATGAGAGATTGTTTATGTCATGTATCTTAAAGAATAAACTAAATTTATTAGAAGATGAAGTTATAATTTATTCAAATGATACTCTTACAGAAGAAGAATTATACACAACTATTCTTAGTGGAATCTATTATCCGAATCTTGAAACAACGTCGAATATTTATAGTTTAAATTCTATTCCATTATCATTACCGTTGTTACTTGAGAGACTGAGAGAATATTTAGAGTCAGCCTTTTCGCTCACTACAGTTTCTACAAGTAATAGAGATAAATGGAGACGTTCTGCTAAGCAAAAAGAAGAAATAGCAGAAAAAGATGTTAAACTTGATGTTCAAAAATAGATGTTGTTACACAGTCACGTGTGTTTTTCAAGATTTGGGTCAGAATTTTGTTAGGGGGATTTTGACATGCCCGCTGACGGTGGT